TTATCTATAAGTAAGACCATTGAATCAATTGCAAATGAGAAAGCGAAGAAATTAAATGGAAAAATTAAAAAAAGCTAAAGTAACAGTAACAATATGTCCTACCTGTAAAGGCAATGGATATTTGAAAGTAGCAACAGAGGGAAAGGACCAAGTGCATCAGTGCTGGGACTGTGACTCGGAAGGGGAATTCTATGAAGTCGATGATATGGGTTGGATTGATGATGGTACTTCTGACAGCGTGCACTAGTAAGTTTGATGGGTTTGATCCAGTAACTTCAAGTTTAAGATGGGTGATAACACATGAAAAAAATTAACGAGTATGAAAAGGACCTCCGTCCATATAACGCTACGCGCTATTCCCTGTACGGCAACCTACGAAGCGGCAAGTCCCGTGGAGGTGTGGATCCTTTGCCTTTGTGCCGGTACGTGCACGGAAAGCACAAAGGTTGATATGATAGGTGATACTGATGCAGCATATATTGCTGGATTGTTTGATGGTGAAGGTAGTATTCATTTCAAACGTGGGATAGAGAAGAAAAAGAAACACAACGGCAAACCCGGTTATCGTTTGTCTAACTCTATGCGTATTAATATGGAGATAACTATGACTGATGAATCTGTATTGATATGGGTACACGAAACGTTAGGGGTTGGAACTCTTAGACCTAAGACTGTTAAAGGTAGACGTAAAGATGGTACGAAATATTTACCACAATGGAAATGGCGAGCAACATTTAGAGATGCGTATTATGTCTGTTTATTAATCTGGCCATTTGCTCATGTTAAATTAGATAAAATAAATAAGATCATGGAATATTACGCCGATAAAAAAATAATGAATGAAAACGTAATAGATTTAGAGGAATATAGAAATGCTAGATAAATACATATACGAAGGATTACATTTTATTATGAAGTATGCAGGTATGTTAAATGCATGGGCCTGGAGAGAACATGTTAAAATATTAAAACGTAAACAAAACATTGAACGTGAAAAGTTGATTAGAGATCAAGAGAATGCACAATACTTAGAGGAGTTAAAAAGAAAACTATGAAAAAAAAATTTAAATACGATGGTCGAAGTAGACCGAGTAATGATTTGTATAAAAAAAATTTTGAAATAATATTTGGTAAAAAAATAAATAAAGATAAGGAAGAGTTAGAAGGTTATTATATTACCGATAAAGGTATTGAAGTTCTAACTAAAAAGAAATCATGATGGAAGATAAGGATATTTTAGAGTACGAGAACATTGGTCGAAAGATTAAGAAAAGTAATAAATACAGCTATATACGTGGTAAACAGCTCACGGACCCCGGATCAGGGACCAGGGTTTATGACATAGATAATTATAGACTTCCAAGTGTGACTACTATATTAGGGGCCACCAAAAATAAATTATTCTTAAAAAAATGGAAGGAAAAAGTAGGTGAAGCAGAAGCAGAACGAATCAAAAATCATTCTAGTAATCGGGGGACATGTATGCACAAATTCCTGGAGCACTATATCCTCGGAACTGGCTGCGTTGATCTTACAAGCATCGGACAAGAGGCGCGTCCCATGGCCGACAAAATTATTGAGATTGGTCTTGCGCCAGTGGAAGAATGGTATGGCTCTGAAGTCATGCTACACTACCCGGGTTTGTACGCGGGCTCAACAGATTTGGTATGCCTTCATAATGGCAAAGAAACTATTGTTGACTTCAAACAAGCTAATCGTCCGAAGAAAGAAGAATGGATCGAAGATTATTATTTACAAATTGCCATGTACGCAATGGCCCACGACTACGTCTACGGCAGCAAGATTGAGCAAGGAGTTATCATGGTCTGCACGCCTGACTTATATTATCAAGAATTCAAAACAGAAGGCGCTGACCTTCGAGCCTGGAAGCACAAGGCATTAAAACGAATCAACATGTATAACGAGCTTATGCATGATGAGAAAGAAAACGTTATAAAACAAGGGGACATGCCTTCATTATTGGAGGAGTTTGAAAAACATGCAAAAAAGGAATAAAAAACGTAATCCTATTGCTGTGCAATTAAAACACTTCAAACACAAGGTAATTAGGGATAAAAAGAAATACAACCGAAGGGAGAAATATGAACGATCAGTTGTTTAGAACGCTTCTAAAGAGATATGAAGCTACAATCGAGGATTGTATGTACAAGATACAGTCTTTAAGTGAGAATAATATAATAATCCCGGAACACGTGGATATTACAGGAGAAGCTGATAAATTGCTTCAAATTATGGCAGAAGCTGACGATAAAGTGGCCGTATTAAGGAAATATTATGTCCAAAATAAGGCAGATAAAGAAGTACTATGACAATGTATATGTATGGTAAAAAAAATAAAAAAAAAAATAAAAACTACTCTAGAAATAATGTCATTCTGTCACTTTCGTCTAGAAGTGTTGATATATATGACTTTAGGGTAGACAGTCAGGTAGACATTTTATGCTAAAGGTGACAGATTATTTTGTCTACCTAGGGCAATTCTAGGATTGCCTATGCGCGAGGCTTTTCATTTTCATTGTTTTTTTAAAACTTTTGACATACATATACATTTATGAAATCCAAGAACAAATCTAGAAGAATCAACAGCTACACTAAACCAAAGACTGTTAAGCAAGCTGTGCCATTCCCATTCAAACGTGTGCGTATCGATTGGATTGATATCATCACTGAGGGCGGTTGGGGTACAGACAAAGAGTTTAAGAATATGAAACTAGCTACACCTGTAAGTGAGGGTTGGTTATTTAGTAAAGATGATGAAACTGTAAGAATCTTTGCAGGTTATGATGTTGAAGAGGATGGGTCTATTCACTTTTCGGAGCGATCGGTTTTTCCAACGTCTTGTGTGAAGAAGATAACTCGGATTCATTAGGTGTCACATTCAAAAGTGGCGCGTAGTCGTCTAGTATTTGTTTCATTTTGGCTTCTAATTCTTGCTCTGACATATCTTCTAACTTACCCGTTTTTATTATTTTTCGGTCTATGTATAGTCCTGCTGCTTTACCTCTGCTCACCTCTGCATTTACAGCAGAAGAGAAAGAGCCTTTCTTCAAAGCGGCCTGTTTAATCCTGTCTAGTTCAGCTATGTGTTTTGAATAACTAACTTCATGTTTTTGTAGGCGTTCGTCATGTAGTTTACCAATGTATTGTACCACCAGTGGTGATAGCCTTGGATTAGTAAGTTCACTGCCTTCAACACGTGAACGTTTAGGTGAATACCCTGCCATCTCTGCTGCTTCTGATTTAGATAGTGGTCCTTCAGGTCCACCAAATACCAACAACTCAGCAAATCTTTTTTGCATTTCTGTTAATCTTTTTGGAACTCCCATGTTGACTTTTTAAGGTAATTATCCTATGAAGTCAAGGTATGAAAGATAAACGTACATATACAAATGCGAAAGAACATGGAGAAGATATGAGTCACGAGAACGAAACAAAGATTAAACATGAGCCTAAAGAAGACAGAGGTTCCTTAGATCTAACTTTCTTAATTGAACAACACAAAAAAGAGATTTGGGATTGGAAACAAAAAGAATCTGAGTGGGTTAAAACAGATAATATGTTTAAAGGTTCTAAAAAAATTATAGATGAATTGAGCTCAAAATTGATTCAACAAGTTAGAATTATATCTGACCTTAACAATCAAATAACAAAATTAAAAAAAGAACTTGCAGATAAAAACAAATGAGAGTAAGAGATTTACAAGAATTCCTTTCTACTTTTACGGCT